CCATTGTCAAACCTATGGAGGTAATGTCCCAGTGCACGCAGCTCTAGACCTTCAAGGTCAGCGCCAACCATCACGTGACCAGGGTGTGGTATGAACAGCTCACGAGCCCAAGGTGCAGATACAACCTGACCTAGGTTGGGACCACGGTGTGCATTACGACCTGTCTGTGTAGCAAGTGTGCAGCTGTGGTGAATGCAACCATCTTGCTCAATGGTATTGAACCAAGAGTTAGTACCTTCTGACAGCTGACCCATCCACTTCTGCAGAGTGAGTAGACGGATGAACATCTCACACTCATCGTGCAGCCGCTGGTTGTCTTGAGACAGTGCGATATCACGCAGCTCAGACAGCGTTGCTTCATCAACCTTAGGCTTGCCTGTTTCTGTGAGCTTGGTAAAGCGTGCACCACGGAAGGTCTGCAGTGCCCAAGCAATGTGCTGACGGCTAGTAGGGTTAAAGTCAAGCAGCTTAGTCATCGGTGCACCTGCTACGTAGCCATTGTTTTTAGTAGTACGTTTTGGTGTGAAGACCTTGCCAGGGTAGTAGCGATAGACCGCCAAAATTTTTTCAGTGATATTTTCAGCCTCACGTGAGAGCTCATCACGTACACGTTCAGCTGCATCCATATCAAAGCGAAAGCCACTGGCTTCTTGCTGAGCCATCAACTCAGCCATACGCATTTCAAGTGCAATGTAATCAAGCATAGGTCTGCATTCTCCGTTGCATTAGTTGATAAAGTTTTAGTGTTACTTCTGTATCTTGAATACAGTAGTCAAGCATCTCTGGTGTATAAGAATCCCAAGCACCTTCGTGCTTGCCAAAATCGCCTTTGAAGCACTTCAGTCTATAACCCCAAGCCTCTAGACTATGACGTCCATACAGACGCTGTGGCATACCTGAGGGGCGACGTTCGTAGTCACGGTCAATAATGTTGGGATAGTACAGCCTACTAAGGACAAGCGTATCCATCAGCTGCCCATCAAATTCAAAGTCAGGGTACTGCTCTTTAAGCAGCGGTATGTCATAGCTGATGATGTTATGACCGATGAGTACATCAGCATTCTCAAGCAGCTTGACACCTTGAATAACAGCACGCTCAGGCTTGTAATCAAAGACCTGTGTGTCACCATCAGTATCTCGAATTACAAGACAGTGAATGGTTGAACCACAGCGAAGCAAACCAGTGCTTTCAAGGTCAAACAAAAGTTCATTCGTCATCGTGTTTAGTATCAGTATCTACAGGGTCAAATTCATCAAGCTTGTGCTGACTAGTAGCAAAGCGTTTATCTTCATCATCAAACAATGGCTCAATAGCAATCGATAGTTCTCTTGCTAGACGAGCAGCACGTCTGAATTCATCTTTGTAATATGGTTCCCATTCGTGTGCAAGTACAATGAACTTACGGATACCCATTAAGTGCGCCTGAAATACAGAGGCAGAGAATGGATACCGGGTACTATATATCACTGCACCAGCTGTTGGTGTACCACGTTTGGCGCAAGTAGCAATGGCATAAGTAATACAGTCAATCTCTACCTTTGAACTAGCTAAGACTGAACGACCATCACCAATAATCTCTCTATCACGTACAAGCACACAACCACCAGGGACAATCGGATGGGTAGATGCAGTACCGATTGTGCGTGCTACTTCAATGAAGTAACGCTCTTTATTCTTGATGAATGTAGGGTCACCATCAGGTGCAGGCATATCTCTCATATAATCATTTTCTTCTCTATATTAGGTAGTATGCTATTCAAACGCGATACATGGATTACGAAGAAATCAACAAAGGTCTTAAAGAAATGAACAACTGGAAAACAGTGTTTACAGACTGGGAAGGCGACTATTGGAAAGACTTAGATGATGATGGACCCACCGTGCTTGGCGGAAAAGGTGCAGACGTTATTACATTTGACTTTGGCAAAACTAAGTCAGAAGATAAGGTTAACTCGCCTAAGCATTACACTGCAGGCAAGACCGAAGTCATTGATGTCATTGAAGATGCTATTCAAGATGCACCTACACCTAAAGCAGGGATGCTGCAAGGTCAGGTCATCAAATACATCTTGCGTATGTGGTTGAAAGATAACCCTGTGCAAGATGCAGAGAAAGCAGAATGGTATCTTAAGCGTTTGATTCAGTCGCTAAAATGATAAAGCGACCGATAGGTCGCGTCAACATCGCTTGAACTGTAAAAGGTCATTGCGAAAGATAAGGGTCTCGTGTGGCAGTATATGCGAGACCAGACAATCATAAGTGTGTTTATTATCGTAGAGCGCGTGCTTGAAATACACAGTGTAGCCAGTAGATAATTCGCTAGTGCTAGGACAGAACCAATAAACAGGTACAAGACACTGCCACACATCTAAATCACGAGACACCCAACTGTTCAGTTCCTCTAGGCGCTGAGCAGTTTTTATTATGTGCTGCTCTTGAGCTAACGTCTCAGGTACTGTGTACTCAGTGAATGCGTGCTTCCACATCAACGTACCATCTTTTTGAATCAATCGGCACGGATGCACAATCGTTTCAGACGGAAGTTTAATAAGCAGGTCTTTGTTTAAATTCTTGTTCATCAGATCTCACCTTTATTCTCTTCATAAAAAGCGAGGTCTTTCTTCCAGTTATCGCCGGCAAACTCGTTGTAGACGATACGACCGATGTCACGGAAGGTGTGATAGAACAGCGTGACTTTATCAATGTCAGAGATGACTGCATCAGTTGGCGGGCCATAGACAATGAAGTTCCAAGTCGATGGACACACAGGTTCAAACCCTTTGCTCGTAGCCTTTAGCTGCTTGATACGTTTAAACGGGATACATACTGGGTAATCCCAAGCAACGGGTGATGCACGCAGCATCTCAGATGCACTGGTAAAGAAGAAGAAGCTATTGATGTAACCGTTGCGGTATTCATTAACTGTCTTGTTAAACCAAATGCGAGAGTTACGTACAGCCCCTTTAGGTGACACCCATACGTTGCCGTGCCAGTGCTCTTGCAGTGGATTAATCTCTAACGACGGAACAGACGTTGCATTGACTAGCACCTGCTGTACAGGGTCAGAGGTAGGGTCAAAGTCAATGCCACCCATCACCGTACGAGCACGCTCAATGATTTGAGGTGTTGGATACAGCGGGAGCTTCAGCCCTTGCGCTTTGAGTTTATCCGATAAATTCGTTTGCAAACGCTCGGAGGCTTTCTTGGCTCCCTCCTGCTTCGACAGCAAATGTTCTTGTTCCAGCATCACTAATCAAGGTAATTAAAACGTTCTTGCGCCAGTCATTCTCATCAATCTCTTCCACCAACTTACGTAAGAACTCAAGTACATCTTCATCACGCTCACGTTCAGCAACACGAATATCAAATTCAATTGAGTGACCGGACATAAATGTAGATGAGTCGTTAAGTAGATTGATGACCAAAGACCCAGCACCGTGTTTTTCAACACCGTTCAAAGCAGTATTCACAAGGTCATACAGAATTAACTCTGCAGTCGCCAAAAGGAATTGTTGCTCTTGCTTCTTCTCATCTCCAAACTTTTTAGATTGAAGTAGTTCTTGAAGTAAATCGGATCTTCTAGACATTTTTAAATGACTCTCTTAATTAGGATAAGTGTTATTAATTAATAATGTGGATTAATAATCAAGTTGTTCGTCTTCATCTTCATTATCTGTAGGCTTACGGTACATACCAGGCTGATTAGGTTCAGTCTGACTGATGTGACGACCAGTGAGTAGGTCAGTCATCACTGCTTCAAAACGGTCACCGAACTCAGTATTAGGATTAAGGATAAGGTCAGAACGATTATCGATTTCTTGAGACTGGTCAGCGATACGTTCAAACTTCAGTGCTTCTTCAATAACAAATTCAGCAACCTGCTGCTTGAGAGTATGGAGCTGACAAGCAAGCTCAAATGATTCCATATAGCTGTCGTGGTCTACAAAGACACCGACGTTCTGTGGAATCAGATGAAATGGATTACAGCAATACTTATTACCGCAAGTAGTCTTGACACCTGTGTAGCCAAGGTCACCCCAGGTAAACCACATAGCAACACGCTGCGGGTGATGCTGCGTAGAGCTACTGATGCCGTGACGACGCCAAGCAAACTGTGGCTGCTTAGTACGTTTATTAATGCAACCATTCCAGTTCCAGCATTCATCGGGGTCACCGATGTCAACTTGAGACCAGAATTTCAAAGCACGCCTGCGTTCACGTTTTAGTAGACGGTCAATATCAAATGACAGCCTGCCTTCACGTGCTGCTGCAACACAACGTACACACGCTTGATGGCTATCAAAACGCATTGAATGTGAGGAGAAGCGACCTAGCGAGTGCCCTGTGTAAATACAGAGTTCTCCTTCTTCAGCAGTATTAGAAATATTTCCAGTACGACGGCCATAAGCGTGACCGCCAACTTTACGGCTAGGTTTTGCTTCACTCATAATTCAAAAACTATTTTCAGGTTTTTCGTAACTACCTCCAAGAGCAGGGTATTGCAGATGTTTAGGTAGAGCTTCCAGCTGATTGTTAATCATATATTCATAACGAGTGCTGTTCTCATACTTTATACGAACCAACTTCGCTTTGGGGGTATAGTACTCAGGTTTGCCTACTACAAGAGCAGTCATATCATTCTGTTTGACACGGACGCGCAGTCCAATTTGAATATCAGATACGTTCATAGTAATAAATAATTAGAAGTCGTTGAGGATGTGGTCTTCAGTCAGCGGATCATTCTTTGGTCGCTGCCAAATACGCACCGACTTAGATTTACCAGACTCATCTTTACGTGAAGTAACAAGTCGTCGCCAACCCATTGCTTGCAACACATCAGCAACACGACGTGCTTCACGTCTACCTTGATTGCGTGGGTCAAGGTCAAGTGCGTGCGTCAATACTTCTGCAGCAGTAACTTCGCTGCGTATTGATACATAAGCAGAGACCTTATCCATCCAAGGGTCAGGGTCACCGAACTCTTGAATGTAATCAGCAATCGCT